GTAGGAGCGGGTGAGCGTCGCCCGCCGATCCCGGCGAGGCACATAGCGGCGTTGCAGCAGTCCGCCTTCACGGGTCGCCTGCACGTCGTTGATGATCGTGTCCTGCCCGGCCGGGATCGTGACGATGTTCGAGTAGCAGATCGCCCCGCTATCAGCCTGGTCGTCGGACAGGGCGGCTTGGACGACGGTGGAGGCGGTGGCGGTGAGATCCCACGTCCGGGACCGGAACACGATCCGGCCGGTGCCGTCGACGAACCGGCGGCCCTGCTCGGCTTCGACGAGCTGATCCAGATACGACTCGACCGACCCGGTGGGTGCACCGACGACATAGGAGGCGCCGTCGTCGATGTCGGTGAGCGCATCCGGCCAACCGGTCGCCTTCAACACCTGCCGCATCCGGACACCGGTGCGCTGCAACCTGAGCCCCACTTTGGATGCGGCGTTGTGCTCGAGGATCGTCTGCAAGTCGAGCGTCTGCTCGTAAGCGGCGACATGCCCGACACCGACCCCGCGAGGCGAGAGGGTGACGGCGATGTTCCCGGCCGACGCCCGAGTGTCCGTAGGGGCGGTGACCGTCGTCGCGGCTGCCCGCACCTCGCCGTCGATGACCGCTGTCAACGAACCGGCCGGCGGCCAATAGACGGCGACGTGCACCGGTTTGAAGAAGTCGTCGCGGCCGACGTCGTCCTGAGCGAGCTCATACAGCGATTGCGCGGCGAGGTTCTTCGCGGCGAGATGAGCGTCCGACAGCGAGATGGCGGTGCGCTTCAACGTGTCGAACCCTCGGCGTGCCTGCCGAGCCAGCTCCAACGTCCGCGACGCGTCCCTGCCGGTCGCCGCTTCGACCCACGCCCACACTTCGAGGTTGACCGCTTCCTGTTTCGCCTTCTGCGCCGCCGCCAGGCCGAGGATCGCTTTGCGACGGGCAGACGTCTGCTGCTGCACCGCCAGCGACGCCGCCGCTGTCTGCGGGTCATAGAAGAACGTGTGGCCGATCAGATGCCACCCGTCCCGCAGTTGCGTCCCGCCGCCTTCATCGGGAACGTAGGCGGTGACCGCAACGTAGGTGTGTTCCTGGAAGCGGGACGCCGACCCGACCGTCGGGCTGTAGACCCGCCGCACCCACAGCGACCACGACGCCACCGCCGTCGCCACCCGAGCGACCATCTGGTCGTAGGTTTCGGTGCCCGACCCGGAGTAGTCGGGAAACTCGTTCACCCCGATGTCGAGCAGAAAGTCGACGCCACGGATGTACCGGTCGGCGTCCGGGTCCGAGATCGTCGTCGTCACCGACGAGCCGGCAGCGACATAGCCGCCGACCACCCCGCCGCCCCCTCCGTACAGGGACACCTCCCGCTGCGTCAGACCTTGCGGCAACGACGCCGAGAAGTCGTTGTCCGAGGCGTCGCGGGTGTAGCCGCCGACGCTGTCGTCGCACGGGTAGTAGACGAGCGGGTCGTCCTGGCGGGTTCGCAGCTCATACTCGGACCGGGGACAGGGCGTGTTGGCGAGCACGGAAGCGGCGTCGGCGATCGTCAACGGCGTCAACGTCGCCACATCCCCCGCACCGCCGATGGTTTCCTGCGGCCAGGCTTGAACGAACCCGTAGAACAGCCGGTACGTGTCCGAGTCGTAGGTGGCGGAGATGCGGGCCGGGGTCATCTCCAACAGGCCCCCGAAGTAGGGGCCAGCGGCGTTGTCCGGATCCAAGCTGCGGTCGGTGGTGATCCCGTCCACCGACGCCCGTCCCGGCTCCGCCCCGACCAGCTCCGACTGGCGGCCACGGAACATATCGAACCGGGCCGACGACGTCGTCAACGCCGTCCACACGTGCGACTCGGCGAGCGGATCGTCCTCGTCGAGTGACGCTTCGATCAGCAGCCCGACCCCGTCACCGATGTCGCAGGCTTCGTTGCCGCCGGTGCCGCCCCCACCGCCGCCGATCGCCCCCGTGATCGTGAACGACAACGCGGAACCGGTGTGCGACCAGCCGCCACCCGACTCGAAATAGAACTGGACGTCCCCGTCGGTCGTGTCGGTGCGGATCACGTCCCGCCACCGCAACACCGTCGACACGCTCGAGGTGGTGCCGTCACCAAGGGAGCCGTAGGTGGTGGTGGTGCCGGCGTCCGGCGAGAAGTTCGACGGGATCAGATATTCGGACTGGGCGCAGACGTAGATCGTCCAGTCGTCGATCCCGAGCCCGGTCACCGCCGGCACGACCGGCAGCGCCCCGTTCGTGTCGACGTCGGTGTCGTTGAACGCCACCGTCCCGTCGACGAAGTAGCAGTCAACCCGCACCACGTCGGCGTTGGCGACTGTGGCCGTCACGCCTCCGGTGACGTCGGCGCCGACCGTCGCCGTGTAGATCGCCGTCAGGCTCTGCCGGTCGGTGTCGTCCGGGTTCGCATCCTTCGCGATCGTCGACGTCAACGCGTTGGGGGTGTCGTCGTAGGTGAGCGTCCCGAGCGTGTCCGTGATCACCGGATTGCCGAGGGTGGAGCCGGAGTCGGCGGCGGCTTTGACGGTGACGATCAGGATGCCGCCGTTGGTCAGCCCGCCGGTCAGGGTTCGTGACGCTGCGTCGCCGAGCGCAGCGGCGCCGCCGAGATAGGTGAGGGTCGGCATCAGATCGGCCAGCGGCCACCCGCCCGCTTGTCACTCGCGATCAGGTCCTTGAGCTGGCGGGCCACCTGCGACGGGTTCCCGAAGATCACCCCGTTGCCGACTTGGATGGTGACGTTCGGACCGGACGCCGGCTGGATGCGGGATAGGGCTTGCAGCACCGAGGCGCCGACCACGGCGGCGATCGCCTTCATCGTCTCATCCCCGCCCGTGATCGACGCCGGCCCGGTGATGAACCCCGGCCCCGTCACGAAGTTCGACGACGACTTGCCGCCGAAGTGTACGAGCTCCGGCTGACCGGCCTCGCCGACGATGCCGAGAGCGCCGGCACCGAGGACGCCGCCTTCGGCGAACCGGCCAACACCGAACCCGGCCGCACCGGCACCGACCAGTTGCACATTGATCCGGGCGTTCCGCTCACGGATCAACCGCTGGATGGCGCTCTCCGCGTCCTGGGTGTGCGCCTCGGCGTTGATCGCCGTCGTCCGGGTCCGAGACGTCTCATTGATGAGCCGTTCCGCCTCGGCCAGTTTGCCTTGAGCGATCAGCGCCTCGATCTCGGTGACCTTCTCCGGCGGGATCCGGTTCGCCTCGGCGATGTAATCGGTGATCGCCTTGCGGGCGTTCGGGGTCGCCGTGCGAGCCTGCTCCAACAGCTCCCGGTTCTGAGCGTCGATGACTTCGACCGTGGAAGCGATCCGCCCCTCCGCCTCCGCCTGCTGAGTCGCCAACTCACCGGCGGCCTTCCCGGCAGAGATGGCGGCGTCCCGTTCCGAGGTGATCGCCGCGCCGAGCGCCAGGAACGCCTCGGTCGCCTCCGGTGACGCTTCGCCGTGCTCCTGGATGGCGGCTGCTAGTTGGAGCTCGGCGGCGGCGGTGTCCCGTGTCGCGTCCTGCACCCCGCCACGAGCGGCTTCCAACGCCAACCCGGCGTCGGCGGCCGAGAAGGCGGCGAGCGCCTGCTCGTTCAACGCGTCGGCGACCGCCTGCTCCGCTTCCGCCAGATCCTCCGCGGCAGCGACCGCGTCCTCCTGCGCCTGACCCAACGCCTCGGCCGCTGCCGCCGAATCGCGGGACGACTCCCCAACCGCCGCGGTGGCGTCCGCCACGTCCTGCTGTGACCCCGCTAGCACCTCGGCGGAACCGTTGACCTCGTCGAAGATCTGCTGCAGCTTGGCGACACCCTCGGCCGTGACCTTCGTCTCGACGTTGGTGTCCTGGAACGCTTCGAGCAGCGCCCTTGCGTTCTCCGGTGTCGTGCGGGCGAGTTCTCGGAACCGTTCCTTGAACGCATCCGTTTCGTGGTCCGCCAACGTGATCGCGTCGGTGAACTTGTTGAACGTCGACCGGCTGTCATCGGCCGCCTTGACAAGATTCTCGAACTCATCGACCAACGCCTGGGGTGTCGCATCCCGCGACGCCGACAAGAATCGTTCGATCTCGTCCGACAGGTCGGCGAAGTCGCCGCGCAACGCGTCGACGATCTCAAACCCGGCGAGCGCCACCCCCAACGCACCCAACCCGATAGCGGTCGTCTTCGCGGTGCGACCGAACCTGGTCAGGTTCCCCTCGGCGTCACGGAACGATCCGCCGATCTCCTTGAACCGGTCACGTGCCCGGATCGCCGACCCGGCCAAGAACGACAGGGCACCGACCGCGCCGAGTGCCAACGTCCCGAACGTCGCCACCTGCGACGCCACCCCACCGGTCGACTCGTTCAGCCGGGTGAACGCACCCGCCGCGTCTGCGACCGCCCCGGCCACGCTGGCGATGATCGGGGCGACCGACTCGCCGAGGTTCGCCATCGCGTCCTCGATCGACGCGGTGGCGATCTGCATCTGCCCGGCAGCGGTACCTGTCTCACGGGCGAACTGACCCTGAGCGTCCGCCGACTGCTTCGTGATGAGCGAGAGGGTCGCCTGAGCCTTGGCGTTGGCGTCAACTTCGCTCGTCGACTCGGCCAGCCCGAGCGCGACCGCCTCAGCGTTGACACGGCTCTGGTTGAGGAACAGGTTGAACCGTTCCGCCGGATCGGCCTCACCGCGGAACGCCGCCCCGAGAGCCTGCACCGCCTCCGCCGTCGTCCCACCATAGGTGGCGGCGAGATCAGCCGCGACACGGATCAGGTCGACGGACTTGGTGGCGGCGTCTTCGAGATCGAACCCGAGACCCTTGAGCTGTCCGCCGAGCGCCGTCGTCCCTTCGCGGAACGCCCGCTCCGACAGCCCCATGTCACGGGCGGCGTCCTTGGCGAACTCGTCGATGACCGACGACGTCTCCTTGAACACCGCTTGCGTTCCGCCGACCGCTTGCTCCAAGTCGGCGGCAGCCTGACCGGCCTTCACCAACCCGGCACCGGCGACACCGGCGGCGGCGAGCGCGCCGGCACCGAACCGGGTCAGGTTCGTGCCGAGCTTGTCGAGCCGCTTCTCGGCCTTCGACAGCTCCTTGTCCGCTGTGCGACCGAGATCCTGGAATCCCTTGATCGCGCCTTTGGCGTCGAGGGTGACGAGATATTCGAGCCGTTCGACGGCAGAGAACAGCGGCATCAGTCTAGGCGGCGACGGTTGCCGGGGCAGGAGGCGGCATCGGAGCGACCGGTGGCCTCGCCGCTGTGCCAAGATCGGTCAGCGAATCGACGATGTCAGCGATGGGCGCCTGATACACCTCGTCGCGGGCCGCCGCGAGGTCGCCGCCGTTGCCGGATGCGATGAGCACCGTCAGCCACGCACCGAGCGCCAACGGGCCGGACAGCGGCGACACCGACTCCCACTGGTCGGATCCCAGTAGCTCGGCGACGGACAGCATGTGCGCCGCCTTCATCTCGTCCGAGGTCCACGTGTTGTCGCGCCAAGTGATCTTCCAACGGTTCACGGTCACGTTCCTTTCCGCACAGCGTCAGTGATGGTGCGACGCATGATCCGAGGGGCCTTCTGCCCGATCCGGGTGAACGGCGGCTTCACCACTTCGGGACGGGCTGGCAGAGCGCCACCCATCACCGTTGACCGCACCTCACCGTCGGGCAACCGCAGGGCCTTCTTCCCGCTACGCCTCCGCGGCTTGATGACCTTCGCCGCCCGGCCTCTCGCGGTGATGTACCACGGGTCGCCGAGCGGGTATATCTCGACCCGATCTTCTGACGCCTTGAACGCCGCGTTGGCGGCACGCTTCGCCTTCGCCGACCTGGCCGCACCGGAGAACTTCCGGTCGCCGCCCCACAGCTTCGTCGCCTCGACGTTCATCTCGTCGACGCCCATCTTCCCGACGGCGCGCAACGCGGCGTCGGTCGACTTGCCGATCGCCAGTCCGGTCGACGCGATCGCCTTGGCGAACGACGCCGCCGAAGTGTGAGTCGCCATCTGACAGACTCCCCGGCGTGCGATGGGCGGCAACGGTGGTACTGGTGGTGACGCTCGCCGCGTGCGGTGGCGATGACGGCACACCCGAAACCTGCGCCTGGTCAACCAAGGAACAGGCAGAGATCGTCGTCCGGGTGGCGTTGCTCGCCGACCAGCCCGAAGAAGCCGCCGAAGTCGCCGCCGATTGCGACGTCGATGTCGGTCAGCTGTAGGCGGTGCCGACGCCGGGCGGGATCACCGGGAACGTCGCCGAACCGGTCGACAGCTCACCGACCGTGCCACCCACCGGCACCTCAGCGACGATGATCGTCCCCGAGTATTCCGGGTTGTCCGTCGACACCGACCCCGACTTGAGCGTGCACTCGAAATACAGCTCGGCCGAGTCGGTGCCGATGACATCCCACAGCTCAGCCCAGAACGAAGCGGCTTCGTTGTCGCCGATCCACGAGATCGTCAGCTCGTCCTGAGTGGTGCCGGCCCGCTGCGAGGCTTGCCCGTCGCACATCGTCGCCGGGATGTCGATGAGGTTGCGGCGACGGGTGACGGTGAGGGCGGTGACCCAGCACGAGTAGTCGGTGTTGGTTGTCGCCGACTCCCCGAACTTGGCGGAGCCGGTGAGGATGATGAGCGGTGATGCAGCCATGTGCGGCGGTCTCCTGTTGGGGAGTTGGTAGGGATGGCCGCCGCACAGGCCGGGGGAAAGAAGAAGGGGCTACGTGTAGAAGCGGACGATCAGATCCGCGGTGGCGATCTCGGTGTCACCCTGCGCCACCTGCGCCACGTTCGTCGCGCCGAGCACCTGCACCGCACGCCACGAACCTGACGCCGCCTCGACCACATCCGGGACCGAACCGGGAACACCGAACGACAGCGCCGCATCCAACGCGGCGACCGCCTCCACCGGATCCGAACCGTTCACGACGACCTTCACCGGCAGGTCAACCCGTTGCAGCACACCGGACGAGCCGTTGAGCGATTCGTGGTAGTCGACCTCGATCGGGACGCCGACCATCAGACACGGCGGATCGTGGTTGGCGAGCAACGCCGGGTACACCTCGAACCCGGAGATTTCAGCGAGAGCGTCTGCGAGGTCGGCGCGGACGGCGGCGAGGTCGAGGCTCATCCGCCGAACCCGGCCGAATCTCGCCGATAGCGGCCCAACATCCGAGCGAACTGCGGATCGTTTCCGATCAGCGCGACCGCCTCACCGAAGTTGACGACACCCAGCTTGGTGTCCTTCCGGTGGAACAACTCCTGAGCGAGGATGATCGTCGCCTGCTTCACCGGCGTCGGCACCGCCGGCCAGTTCGGGAAGCCGGTCACCCGTACCGACGGCCACGGGTGAGGATCGAACCTGGCTGTCTGACCTCGCAACCGGATCGACGTGTACGGCCAACCGGTGCGCCCGTTCGGGCCGACCCCGTCCACCGGCAACAGGTCGAAGTCGGACGTGTCCAACGCCTCCCACGTGTCGTCGCCGGCGTCGTCGACCGCGACCTCGAACACCTGCGAGAAATCGGCGATGAACACCTCAGGCGAACAGGTCGACACGAAGAACTTGCGGACCGTCGTCTCTGCGCTCGGCGCAAACGACCGGCCGCAGAAGTCATCCACCGCCTCCGTCGCCGCCTCCGCCACTTGCGAGACGAGAGTGACGTTGCGGACGGTGGTTTGGCTCAGCCACGGACCGAGCTCAGCCGGGGTCGCGTACGGCATCACTCCACCTCGACCGGCTCAGCATCCACCGGCGGCGGGAGAGGCTTCGCGGCCTTCGGGTAGATGCCGTCGCGGATGCACACCTGGCACCGCTTGTCAGCGATCGACCATGCCTGCCTGCCGTCACCGTTGATGCACTTCATGGCGTTCAGCCCTCCACAGCACACGGGTCAGTCCTCACGGTCGTGAGCGATCAGCACGAAGTACGGGTTGCCTCGCATCACCGCATCGACGTCAACCGGGTAGCCGATCGTCGTGCGGAGCACGTGCGGTTCGGCGATCTGACAGTGCGGCCCCCACCGCAGGAGCTCGACGAGCATCCGGTCACCCCAGCGGTGGACGTCGGGGTGGTTGCGGTAGATGCCGAACCCGTTCTCCCACAGCCCCCAGTCGTGCGGGTGGCCTTCCTTGACGTAGTGAGCGGCTTGGCCTCGAAGGTCGAACGCCGCGTACTTCGCCGGCTGGGATTCGAGCGCGGCGTCGGCTTCGTCGATGATCGACGTTCGCCACGGATGCCGGATGTGGGCGACGAGTCCGTCGCCGACCTGGTCGACGCACCAGGCAGCGAAGTGGGGCGAGACGACGCGGATGCTGGCGTCGATCCAGACGTACACGTCGGCGTCGACGAACAGGTCGGGGCGGAACTTCGGCACCTTGGACGCCATCCGCTTCGACAGATGCGCCGCCGGTTCGGTGACCTGCAGCCATTCGACGTCGACGTCTTGGACGACGTGCCGCTTCGGTTTGTCGTGGGGACCAATCAGCGCACTGACGATTGCGACCCGCACACCGACCCCATCCATTCCACGAACTGCCCGAACCGTTCCTCGAACGGCGGTGTCAGGTCCGGCCCATAGACCTGCTCCCACTTGGCGTTCGACACCTCACGGTGCATGACACCGGTCGGTCCGTCCTCGTGCACGATCGGCACGTCGACGGCGAGCAGATCCATCGCCAACTTCGCCACGTCGAGACACGACACGGACGGGACGGTGGTGATGTTCACCGGACCGGCGTACGGCTCAGCCATGATCCGCACGATCTTGTCGACGACGTCGTCCACGTAGATGTAGGAGCGGCGCTGGGTACCGTCACCCCACATCGTCACCGGCTCCCCGGTGTCGCGGGCTCGGAGGAGCTTGGCGACGATCGCCGCCGGGAACTTCATCCGCTCCCCCTCGATCTTGAGCCCTGGCCCGTAGGCGGAGTTGATGTAGCCGGCCCGTACGTCGAACGGGGCACGCTCCGCGAGCTTGGCGGCGGTCATCTTCTCGAGCCCGTACATCAGGTCCGGCCACCCGGCGCCGACCATGTCCTCGTCGAGCAGGTGCACATAGTCGTGCGATTGCCAGTCCACCGGGTAGGCGCACGACGACGACGCCAGGAACAGCCGCCCCACGTTCTCCTGCTCGCACGCCTCGAGTAGATTGAGCGTCATCCGCATGTTCGCCATGAACGGCCGAAAGTCGTTCGACTCGTTGAGGTAACCGACCCCGCCGACGTCGGCGGCAAGGTGGAACACCCAGTCGCATCCCTCTACCGCCCGCTCCGCGGCGGAGTAAAGGCGTAGGTCGATCAGTCGACGCTCAGCCGCTGACCGCCAGGCGTCGAGCCGCCACGGCACGTCCGGTGCGGAGTAGTCGACGGCGAGGACGTCGTGCCCGTCGGCGACCAGCCGGGCGACGAGCCGGTGACCGATGAACCCCGCGGCTCCGGTCACGCAGATTCTCACGCGGCGGCCCTCCGGGCTTCCCACTCGGCGCGCCGCCGATCGTGCAACGCCCGGTCCCCTTCACACATCGACAGGTTCCGCTCGTAGGTGGCGTCCCGCCGCGACTGCTTGAACGCCCAATGCCGATGCTCCACGACCGATTCAAGACAGGGCGCCCACCGTCCGTGCGCCTTTGCCACCTCGACGAGCTCCCAGTCGAAGTAGTCGTGCCCATAGCCCTCCCAGGCGACAACGCCTGGGGTCTCGTCGTAGGTGCCACCAATCGAATCGGAGAAACGACGATCGACGAGGAAGTGGGTCGCCGCTCGGCCGCGGGTGACGTTCGGGTTGTAGAGGTCGTTCGTGCCGACAACCCACGTCTCGGCGTTCATCTTGGCGAGACACAGCGCATCCCACCCGGCGTGGAACCGGACGTCGTCGCCGGAAGCGAACCAAAACGGCTCCGTCGACGCGGCTACCCCGGCATTGAACGCACCGAGACACGACTTGGCCCGGTCGTTGACGACAAGCCGGATGGAAGCGTCGACGGATTGGAGGTAGCCGACGACGTCGAGCGTCGCCTGGTCATCGGCCTCGGCGACGAACGTGACCACGTGCTCGGCGGCGGTGGCCTCGTGGACGTTGTGTGCGTAGACGGCGAGCCGGTCGGAACGCCACAAGGTTGGGGTGATGACGTCAATCACGACAGCCGCCCCCGAAGATGTTGCATCGCCCGCTTGCGGAACAGTGCCTTGTCGGCGGCGGCGTGGGTTTCGCCGAGCCGGTACGTGTCATCCATGACACCCTTCGACCAGTACGGGTGCAGGTGTTCGACGATCGACTTTCGGGCCGACGTCCACACGCCACGCTGCTTCGCCGCGGTCACGATCTCGTCGTCGGTGTACCAGTGCCGGTACCCCTCATGGCAGACGACACCAGGACCATCCCAGGATGCTCCGACCTCATCGACGTAGCTGCAACGGATCAGCAGGTGGGTGCCGTGCTCGCCGGACATCACGCGGGCGTTGCCGAGGTCGTTAGTGCCGATGACGTGGAACACGTCGCCGGCCGCCTTCTGCGCTTCGACGAGCCAGCCGGGATGGAAGCGGACGTCGTCACCGGTGATGAACAGCCAATCGTGCTCGTACGGGTCCGGGTAACCGAGGCGGTCTCGATACGCGGCGTTGACCTTGATCGGGAACGTGCCGCCGGGAGCGTCGATGACGTGCGCTTCGGCTTCGATCCACGCCACCGCGTCCAGCAGGACCGGATCGTCGTCGCGGAAGCTGTGCTCCTCGACGACGGCGTACACCTCCACATCGCCGGTCGTGGCCCGGATCGACTCCATGAACGGCTTCGCGTTCTGCGGGCGGCCGAGCACCGGGACGATTACCGCCGTCGACGCCATCACGCCCACTCCAACGCCGACGTATCCGACTCGTACAGCCCGCGGGTCAGCCAGTGCGGTTTGCAGTGCTTCACTTCGACCGACGTGTTCACCCACACGCCGATCCCGGCCCGGTGAGCCTGCATGCAGAAGAACAGATCCTCGGACATGTAGTGCTGCGCCAACGGGAACGAACCCGGCACCTCCGGGTCGTGCTCCGGGTTGTTGACCTTGAACCATTCCTCCCGGAACCACGCATCCCGCGCCCATTCCGGCTCAACCTTGGCGATCGCCTCCAACGCCTCCCGATGAACGCAGAGGAACGCGGCGCCAGTGCCGGCCACCTGCAGCAGCGAATCGTCGGGGATCTCCCACCCTTCGGGGATCGAACCGAACTGGCCGAACTCGTTGCGAATGTGGATCGTCGGCACGATCCGACCTTCGCTGCCGTACGCGAAACAGAGACCGCCGACGATCCGGTCCGGTGCGGCCGAGGCGAGCAGATGCTCGAACGCATCCGATCGCCACGCCATGTCATCGTCGACCATGAACAGCCACTCCGGTTGGTGCGGCAGGTCAAGAAACTGGCGGACGAGCTCGTTGCGGGCCCGCGAGACATTGGCGCCGGAACGTGAGCCGAGCATCCACCGTTCGTTCCGGAACCGGCGTACCCCCCGGTAGGTGTCGAGGTATTGGGATTGGGCGATGGAGATGCAGAACTCAAGGACCGGGTTGCCGGCGGAGATGACGCCGATGGCGGCTTCGTCGGATTGGTAGGCGAGCGACGCCCGCCACGTGTCGGTCATCAGAGCACCCGAATCGGCCAAGGAAATGCCGGTCCGTCAATGACGAGTTCATCGGCGGCGACCTCGTCGCCCTCGACGTAGAACTTGCCTTCTGCGTTGGTGCGAAAAACCGTGACGGTGTAGCCGCCACCAACTCGGTCTTCGACCAATGAGACGCATCGACGCTCGATCCCGACGGATCGGAACCAGTCGTCAATGGTTTGCTTCTCGTCGGCGGTCGCGACTGCGTAGCCGTGAGGTGACAACTTGGACATGGTTAGCCTCCCGCACAAGGCCGACCCCCCCGAACCCGGTGCGGCGGGACGAGGGGGTCGACGATCAATCAGTCGTCGAACGCGACGGGGCACGCCGCCCCAAAGGCGGACGCTTCTCCGGCGGCACATCCGCCGTCGCCACCGCCGTCTTCGGCGGCTTCCGAGGCGGCTCACCCTCGTAGCCGAGCGCCGCCAACTGCTTGTCGATCGTCTGACGTTGCGCCACGTCCGCCGACTCACGCGACGCCAACAGCTTGCGGATCCGAGCCGCGGTCTCAGCATCAGCCATCACACACGCTCCTCACCACGACATCGCCGAATAGTCCGACCCGGCCAACTCCGACGTCAGCCACACCTCTTTGCGGTGCCGCACCTCGACCCCGGTGTGCACGAACACCTCGACCCCGGCCTCACTCGCGAGCCGACAGAACCACAGATCCTCGGACGTCCACGACACCAGATGATCCGCCGACCCCTCCGGCGCATTCGGGATCGGCAGCAACACCTCACGTTCCTGGAACCAGAGATGATCTGACGCACCGAACCGGGACCGCCACGTCGACGCCATCGCCTCCAACGCCGACCGGTGCACCAACAGGAACGCCGCCCCAGTCGCGTCGACCTGCAGCATCGTGTTCTCCGGCGGCCACCACCCCGGCTCCAACTCCACCTTCGGGCGAAGCTGCCCGACGCCGTTCGACACGTACACCGTCGGGATGATCGACTGGTTCGCCCCGTAGGCGAAACACAACCCGCCGACGATCCGCTCCTCGGTCGCCTCCACCATCAACCGCTCGAGCGCGTCCTCGCGCCACGCCATGTCGTCGTCGACCATCAGCAACCACGCCGGGGAGCCGTCCATGCCGAGAAACGTCCGCATCGCCTCATTCCGGGCCCTAGCGAGGTTGGCGGAGGACCGGATGTAGAAGAACCACGGGAACCGCAACCGGTTGAACCCGTGCGCCCGGTCGAACTCGACGAGCTTGACGAGCGACGCCACGTACTCCATCACCGGATGGCCGGCGGAGACCGTCGCCACCACGACTCGGTCCCCTCGATGCGGGACCGTCCGCACCGGTTCACCGCGGCGTTCAGCGGCTCGACGCTGCTGCCGGTTCACCGCCAGCGGGTGTCGTGCTCGCACCCGTACCCCGGCGGCGGCTCCGACGAGTAGTAGTAGACCGCCACCGACCGGCGCGGCGCCGGCCCAGCCCACGGTTGCGGGTGACCGTGCCACGACACGTCAGACGTGGCGAAGATCGCCGTCCGATTGAACAGCGGCTCAACGGCGACGGCGTCGAGTTCGAGGACGCCGCCCCACTCCGGCCGCCAGCCCCGATTCAAGAACACCAGACAGTTGATGCGCCGATACAGCCGCGACGTCGGGTGCCGGTTGAAATCGGTGTGGACCGCGAGGTAGCCGCCGGTCGGGATCGAGTGGTACCCGCCGCCCAACGTCGCCCCGAAGATGTCCGGCAGGTCGAACACCTCCGCCATCTTCGCCTGCCACAGATCGCCGAGCAGCGTCCCGATGAGATCCTTCGTCGCCGGACCCCACATCGACGGGTCCGACCCCTCGTCCTTGAACTCCCGCTCGTTCCGCCACCGCTTCCACCGCGGATCGTCGCCATCCGGGAACTCGGAGACGACATCGTCGAGCAGGGCATCGTCCCACGCGTTGTCGATGATGCAATGCGGGAACGGATCCAGAACAACTTGCATGCGCAACTACCTCCCGCACGAGGGGGACGGGTGCAGCCCCGACAGGTGGAGGTGCCGGGGCTGCGAACCGTCAGGATGGATCAGGCGAACGCCGGCGTCTCCAAGCCGACACCCGTGATCCGCTGGTGAGCCGTGTCCCCGTACCGCCGGAACGTGAAGGCGAAGAACGAGTAGACGACGAACACGACCGACAGCTCCTTGACGAGCGTCTGCTCGGCCCGGAGCATGATCGGCGCCTGCGGGTCCTCCCACAGATGGCACTCATCCGAGGCGACCACGTAGACGATGTCCTCGTTCGTGCCCGACCCGGCGTTCGTGACGATGTTGTTGTCAACGACGACGAGCATCCCGTTGGGGAGCATCCCGCGGACACCGGACCCGTAGCGGGCCCCGGCGTTCTCACCGGCCACCCTCGGATCGAGACCCGGCTGGTGGATGAACGGCCATGACGTCACGAGCTGGCTGGACAGCCAGTGCCAGCGCCGCGAGTGCATCACGACCATGTCCGGCCTGGCTTGGGCGAGGAACGCCGCCTCGGCGAGCGATGTCGCCTCCAGGATCTTCGGGTACAGCCCGGTCGCCGTCGGCGACGTCGCCTCCGTGTAGGTGGCGGAGTTCCCGGTGACGGTCGTCAACCCGACGGTTGCCCGGTTGAGCAGCTCGTTGTCGAGCGTCGTGGCGTGCGCCCGGAACAGGTCGTCCATGACCACGTCCGAGATGCCGGTGCCACGCTCGATCGCCTGACGCGACACACCCTGAACACCCGCGGCGGTGATGACCGCCGGGGACAGGAGGGTGTCGTCCATGTTCGTCTCCGACACGGCCGAACCCTGCGTCGCCTGCTCCGCCACCGTCGAACCGGTGGTGATCCGGGAGATCTCCACCGTCATCCCCTTCTCGGGGAGAACGTGCTTGTTGCAGGCATCCGCGAACGGGCGCAGGTTGCGGGCGAGCGGGGCGTACATGTCGGTCAGGTACTGCGGGACCGTCAGACCGGTGAACGCTCCGGTGCCGACGGTACGCTGCAGGTACTGGCCGCGCTCGACGCGCTCCTCGTGCATGTGGCGGGCCAGCCGCTCCGATGCCTGGATGTCGCCGTGCAGGAACTGGTTGGCGACGTCGGTGAGGAACTGCTGCCCGGTCCGGTCCGTCTGCGGGTTGTAGGTCCGCTCCTCGGAGCCGACACGGGCGACCCGGTCGTAGGCGGGACGGACGGCGTCGGTCTTGTGGGTCTCGGCGGCAGCACGGACGGCCTCGTCCTCGTCAGCCTTGATCTGCAACGCCTTGGCAAGCTTGTCCTTGGCGCCGCGGATCTCAGTCTGCGTGGTGTCGTACGCGGCGGTGAGCTCGGCGAAGCGAGCCTCCTCGTCCGCGTTGAGGTTCGGGCGGCCGTCCTTGTTGGCCTGCTCGAGGATGAGCTCCCGCTCACGGCGGGACTTGCGTGCACGATGCTCGGCCGCTTCGACCTCGACCTCGTGCGCCGCGATGAGTTCATCGATGGTTGCCATTGCGGCGGGTAGTCCTTTCGGGACAGAGGGCCGCCGCACACAGCCCAGTCAGTAGGGGGGCGCTACTCGGTTTCGAGCAGCAGTTGCTTGCGTGCGAGGAACACGCTTCGGCCCGTCGACGCCGGTTCTGACTGGCCGACCATCTCCGGTTGCGTGCGCTCCTCAGCCGTCCCGTTCTGACTGGCGGGAACCGACTCGCCGTTCTGACTGGCGGCGAGTGGCTGCTGCACTAGATCGGCTCGTGCCTGTAGACGCTCCATCGCCGCACGAGCCACGGCGGCGGGGAGGTGATTCATGGATTCGAGGATGTCGTGCGCCCTCGCGGCGATCGATGTGTGCGGGCTCGCCCCGTAGGTCACGCCGGACACGTCGCCCCGCTCGAGGTCGACCTGGTCGATGTAGAACGTGTCGTAGTCCTCAGACCAGTGGGCGTCAACGATGCGGAACGCGAACGACATCTCCGTCACGTCCCGGTCTCCGACGGCGACGACGAGATCGTTGACGTCCTGACGTTGCGGGTTGAGAAACGCTGTCGAACGTAGACCGAGCGAATCGGCGGCGAGCTGCAACGATCCGTTCGTGGTGCGAGCCATCGGGATGCCGGCGTGGTTCACGAGGAACACGACATCCGGCTCCGCGGCCATCGTCTTGTCGAACGCACCCTTAGCGACGATCTCGGTGTACGGGCCGGCGAAGTCCCACATCTCGTAGCCGCGTTCGACGACGGAGGCGTAGCCGTCGAGCTGGAATCGCTTCTGGCCGTTGTATTCGACGAGCGTCGCCGACGAACGGATCTGCGCCGGGAAGCGGGGCCAGTCGATCGGGAGCCCGCGTTCGTCGCGGCCTCGCCACTCGCCGCCGGGGAGCACCGACCGGTCGGCGTACATCGCCGCCCGTTCCTGTCGGCGCCCCTGCCGGTTCGGGTCGGCGGCCCGGACAGCGGCCGGGTCGGTCGACACGTTGTAGGTCCATGTGATGCTGCCCGGCGTCGTCGAGACTGTCGTCAGGGGGATTGACATCTGCATCTCCGGTTCGTTCGCGTACAGCGCCGCCATGTGGGCCTGCGCATCCGCTTCGGTCTCGTGGCAGCCGACGACCTCGCCGGTGCCGTCCTTCACGACCGCGAACCCCGCACAGTCCGGGTTGTCCGATTCGATGTGCCACGGCATCAGACCGCCTCCTAGACGGCAGCGGCCGCCACTGGGGTCGTCCTCGCCGCCCCGAACAACCGGTCGAACTCCGAAAGCTGCGCCGCCGTCAACGGCGGGAAGTTGTCCAACGCCCGGCACTCGTCCACCGTCCGCTGGCGCGACTCGATCTGGCCGGCGAACATCTCTGCCCTCGCCGCCGGATCCATCCGCAGAAACGCGTCCGTGTTCAACTTCACGAACCGGGGCCGCTCCGTCAACACAGACAGGGCGTTCTCACGACGAGTGATCGTCCCCTGCAGCGACGTGACCAGGAGCTGCAGTTGGCGCTGAGTGATGTTCGCGTACGTGATCGACTGCCCCGACACGGCGGCGTCGATCAGGTCCGACGGGACATCGAAGTAGCGGGCCACATCGGTCGACGTCGCAGCCTGCGCCTCCATCCACGTCGACGCCTGCTGGTCCTGCTGGACGAAGTCGTACTCCCAGTCGTTGCCGTGCACGAACAGCCCATCGGAGGCGATCGCCGCCTTGAACCGGGACTTGATCTCACGAGCCGAATCAGCATCGACGGTCTTCGCCGAGTTCTTCAACCGGGCCTTCGGTACCGCGCCGCCACCGAACCAGTCGAGAGCAAAGTCCTGGATCGTCAGGTACTCGGAGATCGCCCACGCCGCATACGCCACCGGCGACAACCCCACGTGCAGTCCGGGCACCTCGTACTGACGTTCATGCCAGATGTTCTCCGGGGCGTACTTCGTGCCAGCGATGCTGTAGTGATCGATACGGCCCTTCCGCACGACCACCTTCGACTCCGACGTCGGAGCGAGCTCGATCCGGGCCGGCAGATTCCGCCCCGACCGCTCCGTGACCACCCCGATCACGTTCCCCATCCGATCGAGATCCCACTGGGAGGCGAACATCCACGAGTTGATGCCCTTCACGTCGATCCCGGCGAGCTGGCGTCGGTCCGGGTTGACGAGCACCGGCGGCGTCGGCACCGACACCTGCACCCCGTTGACGTAGCGGAACACGTCGACCGGCAGACAGGAGATCAGGTTCGCCCGCAACCGCAGACACGCCCACACGGCGCTATGCCGCAACGACGTGTCCGGCGTGACCATCACCGTTCCCCGCGACCCACCGCCATCACGGGCAGGGATCAGATCCCCCGGACCCGAGATCGCCGCGTCACGCTTCGCCCACAGACTCATCGCCGAGCCGCCACAAACGAACCAGCCCCAACCACGACGCCGCCGGCAGCGATGGCGAACCCGTCAGCCCACGGCCACAACCCGACGACAACCCCGGCGGCGATCAGGACGAGAGCGAGCACGTCGAGCACGGTGGTCACAACTTCTTGCATCTGCAACCACCTTCATCAGCCCGGCACCGAATCGAGCACGTCGTAAGCCGACAGCACCCGCGTCGCCACCCAGTTCGCCAACGTCCACGCCACCAACGGCGACACATCGGCGGCCATGTCCCGACGGGCCCACACCCACGCATCACCCGAGGTGCGCTGCACCGCCGACGCCGCAGCCGCATCCAACGCCGCCGACGGAGCCACCCGCACCTTCCGGTCGGCGACATCGTCGTAGACGGCGGCACACGCCTGCTGCATCTCCCGACCACCGACCTCGAACACCTTGACCTCGGCAGCCTCGAGGTCCGGGATGAACACCGCCGCCGGCCCAGCCGGATCAACCGCCACCGGCGCATCATGCCGGGCACACAGATCGACGACCCGCTCGACCACCCAACCCAACCCGTCGCGATGCTCGACCAGCTCGCCACGCCCATCCGCATCGACGACGACGATCGACGCCGACGACCGGTCATGGTTTGCTTCCAACCCGAACACCGGACCACGATCCGGGCGACCCATCTCCGCGTCGACGATCCGCTGCCACACATCAGCCGGGAACACACCGGCACCCGCGGACAGGTCCGGATCCCAGACGCACAGACACTCACGGGCGAACAGCTCCGGGCCGAGTTCCCCGTACAACGTCATCAGCGACTCGTCCGAGATGCGCCGCCCGTACGCCGGGTTCGCCAACGTCCACGCATAACGATCCAACGGATCCGGCCGCGACGTCTGCACCTCGCCGGCGACGAGCTCGACCTGCTCGGCGGTGTGCTCCACGTACGCGAACCGGCCACCATCCCCAGCGAGAGCACGGCGACGCATCCGCCACGCAAGCTGCGACGTCCCCAACCCGCCGGACCCCATGTACCACGCCTGCGCGTTCGGATTCGCCAACCGGGTCGGACCGGAAGCGGCGACGTGCTCGGCCTGCAGATGTTGCGCCTCGTCGTACACCACCAGGTCCGCCTTCGCGAACCCACGACCCGACCCCCCAGTGCGCGCCCGGTACTTCAACCGCTGCCCCGACAGGAGCTCGATCCCCTGCTCCCCATTGGCGTACCGGACCCGGGCCACCTTGCGGCGAAGGTCATCCCAGTTCTCGAACACACCCACCAGCCGCAGAAACGCCTCGTTCGCCGTCGAGAACTCGTGCGCCGTGTGGATGATCAGCCGCTCACCGAACAGGATCAGCCCGGAGAGCTCACGGGCATTCGCCGTGTCGTTCTTCCCGTTCTGGCGCGGCTCGAAATCACCGACCGTCGCCGCCGCCCACGAACCATCCGCCCGCTCACCAAGCGCAGTCTCCAACGTGAACCGCTGCGACTCGTCCAACGGGAACCCGTCGCACAGCCCGTAGGCGTCAGCCAGTTCAATCGCTTCCTGCGCGCCGGCGAGACTGACCACGCCCGGCGGACGGTGCACGATCTGCGGAACCTGGACGCCGAGCCGATCGGCGAGCAGCGAGCTCATCAGCCTTCGACACCTCACCCGACTCCTCGCCCAACGCAGCGAGATCCTTCACCACCTGCCGCAACTGGCCGGCGACCTGAGCCACCACCGCCGTGTCCGCATCCTCGAGAGCGGCGAACAGCGTCACCCGCAACCGTTCAAGATCCTCACGTGTCGTGGTCACGATGAACCCCCGGGCGAGGTGGGGAGAGACGCTGCGAG